TACGTCATCACCAAGGCGGCAGTAGAGAAGTACGGCAAGCGCCTGCTGGACGCTATCAACAACGGGACATTCAGATGACTGACGATGATTTCCGTCGCCTAGAGAGCAAGGTTGACAAGCTGACCGATGCTGTTGGCAAGCTGATCTTGTTCGAGGAACGGCAGGCCACGCAAGGCGAACGCATCGGAAACGTGGAGGTCAAGATTGGCATCCATGATGCTGCATTGCAGCGCGTTGACCGCAAAGTCGATCAGTGGGTTAACCGTGGCGTTGGCATTTGGGCTGCTGTTGCGGTGGTGTTCTCGCTTGTCCAATTCTGGAAAAAATGATTGACTTAACCAAGGCCATTGGCGCAGTCGCAGCCAGCATTGCAGCCATTGGCGGCGGTTACACCTTGGCAGACAAGTTTGGCTGGTTTGACCGGGCTATATTGGAGTGGGCGCCAGAGCATTTTAAGATCACAGCAGCCGCTGGACAGCCGATCATTGTCACCGTTGCCCGAATCAAAAAGCGCGATGACTGCTCTGTTGAAAGTTTTACGCCAAGCATTAGGGATGCGGCAGGCATGGTGCATGAGGCAACGACAACAGCAAGCAAGTTCAGCGGCCCAGCAGGGCCACAGATTGACACGTTTACCTACCAGTTGACTATGGTGCGAAAAGAAAAGATTGCGCCTGGAGCAGCAACTCTGTTGGCGACCATCAAGTACAAATGCCCAGAGGGTGAGCGCGTTGTGCAGTATCCCCGACATGCAAACCTGTCATTTTTATTGGAGAAATAATGGACTGGCTCAAACAGATTGCACCGACTATCGCTACGGCTCTTGGTGGCCCACTGGCAGGCATGGCTGTATCGGCCATTTCAAAAGCCATTGGCGTAGATGAGGCAAAGGTTGGCGACCTAATCAGCAACAACAAATTGACCGCCGACCAGATCGCGCAAGTCAAGCTGGCTGAAATTGAATTGCAAAAGCAGGCGCAAGAACTTGGCCTTAATTTTGAAAAGCTAGAGGTTGAAGACCGCAAGAGCGCAAGAGATATGCAGGCCACGACTCGCTCAATGATGCCGCCATTGCTTGCTAGTGCTGTGACCATTGGATTCTTCAGCATCATGGTGATGATGTTCTTCAACCAGATCGACTCCAGCAACCCCGCTATTCTGATGATGTTGGGGTCACTTGGCACAGCTTGGACGGGCATCATTGCTTACTACTTTGGTTCCTCTGCCGGTTCCCAGGCCAAAACTGATTTGCTAAGTAAAAAATGACACCGCATTTCACACTTGCCGAGTTGACCCACACTGATCACCGGCTGCTGGACAACACGCCGAACGCGCAGGAGTTGGCAAACCTTAAGCGGCTGGCAGAATTTTTGGAGACTGTCAAAACTACGCTAGGCGGCAAGCCAATAATGATCAACTCAGCGTTTCGCTCCAAAGCAGTGAATGACGCTGTGGGCAGCAAAGACACCTCTCAGCATAGGCTAGGACTAGCTGCTGACTTCCGAGTGCCTGGGATGGCTCCTGACGCTGTGGTAAGGGCGTTGCTGCACTTGCCCTATGACCAGATCATCCGCGAGTATGACGCCTGGACGCACATCAGCATCAGCGACAAGCCCCGGCGTCAGGCGCTAATCATTGACCGCAGCAGCACACGTTTGTTTGCGTAGCAGGCTCATAGCATCCCGCAGGTCACCCCTGAGTTGCTCAAGTGCCTCCTGCTGGGCCTGTAACCTCAAGTAAGAGTCCAGGGCGAATCTGTCCAGAGTCACTCGCTCCCAGGCTGCAAAGTTAGGCAGATCGTTCAATCTGATTCCTAATCCACTGTGGCCCACCGAGTTGCAGCAGCTTGACGCGCTGGCTCTTGGTCAGCCTCAGTGAGTAGACCACCATCAAGTCGGCGTCGGCTTTCTCTTTACGCCACTTGATCTCGCGCTCAATGCGCCTAAACTCATCGTCTTCAGTGATCATTTTTTTCTTTCAGTTTGGCTTCAATGGCTCGGGCAAACAATTTGAACCCGATTGGCAGTCTTGCAGTTAACGAATCTACAGATATTAAAGCAGCCAAGCAATCCTCATCCGTCAGCCCTACCCACGGGCGCTTTGCTGTTGGTGGGGTGTCAAACACAGGCAGGGTGCCGAACAACTTTGCCACCGGCTCCTGCGCTGGCTGTGCTACTGGCAATGCGTTCGTGCTACCACAGTCTTTGTAATGACACGCATCTCCGTCTTGGCAGGGGCATCGCGGGTCTTTTCCTACGCATGGCTCGGCTTGTCTTAAGTCAGTCATGATTGCTCCTTGATGCCGTGGGCGGCTTCGATGGCACGGGCAAGGTTGTAAATCCCGCTCACCTCATAGCCTTCGGGTTGATAAAAAAGGTGCTTATCTGCCAACTTCTGTAAGTCCTTATTCGTCAGCGGCTTGCGCTGTGCTGCCTTACCATCTGCAAAACCTCGCTGGTACACAATCAGTAACGTGTCGGCGTAAACCTGCGTGTCGTCGTCATCAGGCAGTTTGGCTAGTGCCATCTTGCGCTTTGAATCAAATCCTGTCATTTCACTTCCTCCTTTTCAATCGGTACATCGCGCCATTCGCCTTTTGCAAGTCCAATCGGCATATCGCCAGTCCAACCAAGATTTAGGGTCACTGATTTTTCCCACCATTGCTGGAGGATGCGGACTGTTTTTCCCATGTTTTCGCCGTACTCTAGCGCAGGCACTACACGCTCAATAAATCGAAGTTTGAATGTTGGTGTCATGTGTTTCCCCTTGCGCGAATGGCCTTTGCCGCTATCTTTGGATTTAATCCACATATGATGCAACCGCCCTGATCGTTTTGGGCAAACGAAATTAGTTCAGGTGATGCTTCAAACATTTGCGCTATTGCCTCCCGCTCATGCTTGGCAACAAGGTGGGCAAAGGCTTCAAGGCTTTCGGTAAAAGCAACCCAATCTTCGCCAAACGAGGCGTATGTACCAAGCCGTTCAAACCCTGCCTCTCGCGCCATGCGGATGATGTCATCTTTGGTCATGTGTTTCCCCTTGCTCTGATGGCATCTGCGTACTGCTGCCAGCCGTACTCGCCTTGTGCCTCGCAGATTACCGCGCAAGCCTCACGTTCGCGCTCTGCAACAAGGGCGGCAAAGGCTATAAGTTCCGACTGCACTTCTTTGTGTGTAAACAGCCCAGCCTCCCGCGCCATGCGGATGAGTTCTTCTTTGGTCATATCACATACCCCACAACAAAGCCAATCACCAAGATCACGCATATGACCGCGATGGCAACGGCAGTGTCTCCCCAGCCCCATTCGAACAGGTCTTCGATCTCATCGTCTTTCATAGCGGACTCTCCTCATGGTTTGCCGGGTTAAAAGGCAGCTTGCCCATTGGCACGGCTGGTGGTAATTCAGTGGGGAAGGGCCAGACGTTCATGCCCATTGTTTAGTCTCCCAGTTATACCGGCGGCTTAACACATAAGATGCCATATCGGCGTCGGTCATCGGAATGGTCACTGGCGCAACATAGGTTTCAATGCGCTCGGGGAATGGTTTGGTTCTGGCGTTCCACTCATCTGCTATCCGTTTGGCGTGTGGCTCAGTCGTCACAACAGCACCAGGCTTCTCCAGAAAATTCAAACAGTTAATGCCGTGCCGATTCATCACAGCCCACCAAACTGGCCCTATTTGTTCAGCCCGGTACGGCCCAATGCCAAAATACTTTGATGGGATAGCAGTCATACTGCCTTCTCCGCATCTGCCAAGAACTTACGCAGGCGCTTAATCCTGGCGTCTTCATACGACACAACACTGGTGGCGTACTCCACCGCACTGTGGGCTTCCAAGCGGTGCAGTTCAGCCTCTGCAAGTTCAGTAGCTGCCATCTCGACTGGCGTAAGCCGCCTACTCATCCTCTTAAATTGTTGCATTAGGGTCATGGTCGTTTTCCTTCTTTTAGTATCTCCATCCGTTCCCGGCTGGCGCGTAAGGTGCAGTAGCGTTGGTGAATACGCTCTAGCATCTTCACGCGCTTATGCACCGTCTTCTCTTCTTCCAACATAGCCAGCAGTTGCTCCTCGCCGTACTCGTTAGCTTCCTGATGAAATTTTCGCCAAGTTATCAATGCGTTTCTCCAGTTCGGCAATGTGCGCCACCACCTTGTTGTAGGCCCGTGACGCGCTGTTGTGCGTCCGGGTGCGGATCAAAAGTTCGGCTTGCGCTACTTTAAGCCTTGCCTTCAGTTGTGTGATTCGGTTCACTTCAATGCCTCCAGTGCGATGTCAGAAATGGCGCGTTTGTCATGGAGCGCCGCCCATATCTTTTCGTCTACGGTCTTGTTCGCCACCATGACGTAACACCACACATCGTGCCGCTGGCCGCTGCGGTGCAGGCGCCCGATGGTC